ACTGAGGATGGAGTACCCGCCGGACGGCAGGTATTTCCCCCTTTGGCCAATTCGGGTACCCTGCCTGTCCGTTCGTTCAACAACGACAATGCTACCCTTGAATTGAGGGTTCGTGAACAGACTAACACCAAAGTTTGGCCTAAGGTTTTCTACAACTACGCATCAGAGTTCGCCCGCTACATAGTGCCGGATAGCGCTATGCATAAAGGCGTTCCACTTAGTTACGACGAGGTTTCGGAACTACAGTCGCGACCTACACAGCTCGCTGGCTGGAAAGCCGCATCCTTAACATCTTTCATGCATCGTAACATAGTTAAAGCCTTTCAGAAGGTTGAAGTGTATGCGAAATATGCTGCACCACGTAACATTTCCCCTGCCAATCCTGACCACCGTACTCGCTACGGCAGTTTCATTTATTCCATCAAGAACGCTCACTTGAAATCCCGACCTTGGTATGCGTTTTCTAAGAAACCTGTGGAAATAGCTGAGCGCATCCACCACATCGCTAAAACCTCCACCCACATGCTGAATACGGACTACTCCGCTTGGGATGGTACCCATAGCGAAGGTCTCGCCCAACTCGATAATATGATTGGACGTCGCCATTTCGCTTTGCAGTACCACTCCGAGTGGGATGAACTGTTTTCCTCCATTTATTTCGCACGCGGCATTACACAACATGGTGTTTCCTATAATACGAAGTGGTCTAGGCCATCAGGATTTGGGGATACCTCGGAGTTTAATAGCATGGAGAATCTCTTCATGATATATGTAACGCTCCGCGAGTCCAATATGGACCATGATGCCGCTGTGAACTTCTTGGAGGCTAAAGCTGTTGTGGGTGGGGATGATGGCGCTGTGGCTGATGTTCCGATCGCCACCATCAAAAGGATAACGCAAAGGATGGGACACGTGCTTAAGGTTGAAAAGCGTGCTCCCGTAGAACCGCTCCCCTTTCTGGGACGTGTATTTTTGGATCCGGCAACATCACCTCGTTCTGTCATTGACATCGCTCGACAAGTTCGCAAGCTTCACATAACATCTGCTCCGCGTGACGTCCCTGATGAAGTGGCCGTTTTACGCAAAGCAATCGGCTTGCTAGTGACTGACTCCACCACTCCTATCGTGTCCCAATGGGCTTTTATGATTGTAAGCCTCTATGGGAAATTCCAGGACCAGTTTGAGAAATGGGAACCGCTGCTCACCAACATTGATTCTTGGTGGGCGCGTGAGAAAGACCCTGGGTCTGCTTTCCCCCTCTATGGTCCGCACGATCCTCTCTCTTGGAGTTTTGCCGCTGAACAATTGGGCACTGACATATCTCATTGTTGTAACGTATCTGCCGCCATGCTGGACGCGGGCCGCGACATGACACTATTCCCTCGAGACGCCTTTACTGATTTTCTAAAGGTCGCCATCGAAATTCCTGTCGCCGTGCAGGGTGAGCTCTTGTTGCCACCTGGCCCTTCGTCTAGTCGGACGGTAAATGGAAATACACAAGCGCTCTCTACGCGTAGCCCCTTTCCTACACCTCACACCGAACACCGCGCTCTACAGCACGAACCAGCTCCCACCTCTTCTCAAAGTAGAAATGGAAGCCAGCACCAACCTCGACCTGTTGCCCGACCCGGATCGGCACTACAGGGACAGTCAAGCCACAACAGCCAACTGGGTGATCCTGAAAGACGGACTCCGCATTCCAACGTACCTGTACATAGACAGGCTACGCCTATTCGACCCCCACAGAATCAACATGGGGGGCAAGGATTGCGATCTACCCATGCTACTGGCCAAAACAACCAAAGCCGCCAAACATTGGAGGCTCATGCACAGTCTGTCCCCCCTAGCGCCGCTGCGGGCCGATGGCCCAACTCTGGACCATTTAGGCAACTTGAACAGCGCTCTGGCCTACAAATGCGACCTCTGCCAACGGTACCGCGACAGCAGTCTCGATCCAGCAGACCTCCGAGTCCTAACTACGGCTCAAGAGGAGGAAGCCCGAGAGTGAATTAAACTTCTCGTGGATATGGGGTGGCACCCCTTCTAGCCCACCACTTCCATCGTCTCGTTGAAAGTGTTGAAAAGACCCTTTTAGGGTCCTC